AGAACGGGTCGGTTACCTGGCACTTGAAGAATCTAACCGCCGTACTGCTCTCGGACTCATGTCATCAGCAGTCGGACAATCTCTTCACATCGGAGAACACAGCAAGCGAGACCTGACAAATCATTTTGATAAGACTATTGCTAACTGGAACCTTCACTTGTTTGACGGTTTTGGCAGTTATGATCCAGATCACATTTACAATCGTATCGAGTACATGGCAGCGGGTCTTGAAACTCGTGTCGTGTTCTTAGATCACCTCAGTATCCTCCTGTCTGGTCTAGATGGTGACGAGCGACGGATGCTGGACATCACCATGACCCGTCTCCGCAGTCTTGTGGAACGTACTGGCATTGCCATGTTCTTGGTGTCCCACCTTCGACGTACTACACAATCGGACAAAAACCATGAAGAAGGAGCAAGAGTTACTCTCGGCCAGTTACGCGGCTCAGCTGCGATTGCTCAGCTCTCAGATAGCGTCATTGCACTCGAACGAAATCAGCAGAGTGGATCTAAACACGATGCTACGACAGTGCGAGTCCTTAAGAATCGATATTCTGGCGAAACTGGCATCGCGTGCTTACTAGATTACGACTTATCTACCTGTAAATTTAATGAAACTGAAGCAACACCGGAGTTCGACCCAACAGACACAACTTCTTGGGCCACCTAATCCTCCTACGGAAGAGATGGTCAAACGCGCACAATTTGTAGACAAAACCTATGTCTGGAACCACTCTGGTATTCGACCTGGAAAGCGACGGTCTTCTGAATGATGTTACCTGCATCCATTGCCTTGTTATCTACGAGCAGGAAACTGACACGACGATTGTTTACAACGATCAGGGTGACGCTGAGCCGCTTACCAGGGGTATCCAGCGGCTCGAAGATGCTGACATCATTGTGGGTCACAACATTATCGGGTATGACCTACCTTGCATCAGTAAAATTTACCCGTGGTTCTCACCAACCGCCTTGGTTGTAGACACCCTGCTCCTGTCTCGTCTGTATCACACAGACATGCTGGACATTGACAAGAAAAAGTTGTGGGACAAAATGCCACCACAAATGTACGGGCGTCATTCGCTCGAAAGCTACGGCTACCGGCTGTCTGAGTACAAAGGTTGCTTTGGTAAGACAACGGATTGGAAAGAGTGGAGTCAAGAGATGCAAGATTATTGCGTACAAGATGTCAACGTCACTCGCAAACTATGCGACCACTTCCACCGATACCTGAGTGGATCTCACTTGAGCACCAGGTAGCACAAATCCTCACCAAACAGGAGCTTCATGGATGGTATTTTGATGAACGCGCTGCATGGCAACTGTCATCATCTCTCAGACGAGAACTTGAAGAAACTTGTAAATTACTACAAGACAGGCATCCTTTCTACCCACGATCGGAATTTACTCCTAAAGCAAATAACCGACGCTACGGGTATATCGCCGGAGCAACATTCACCCGCACCACCGAACTCAATCCTGTATCACGTGACCACATAGCGTGGTGCTTACAAGAGCATTACAAATGGGAGCCGACACAA